GCTGAGACGTGCGGGCTTGTGTGTCGAACAATCTGGGAGTGGGGAGCGCTTGCGCTCTCCCACGGTGGCATTCAAACCGCTACCGTCAGACCGGATCGCACGTCGAAGAAGGCTTGTGCGTGGTCACGCCGGGGATGTTGTAGCTGCAAAGCGAGAGCCCCGGAACCCCTCGCAATCTGCCTTTAGAACCCCCTGGCTTTAGCCATGGGGAGGTTTAGCGCTCAAACCAAGGAGTAGCATCTTGAAACTCGTACTGAACACACTTGCTGCGACCGCAGCGCTGCTGCTGTTGTCCGGCTGCATGGCGACCACGGGCGGGGCAGCGGGCGCATCAGGCGTCGCCGGTGCCGCAATCGGCGCTGCAGCAGGAGGAGTCATCGGCAACCAGGTGGGTCAGGGCAGCGGACGCACCGCCGCTACCGCAGCGGGCGCGGCTGTGGGCGCCGCAACTGGGCAGCAGCTAGCCGACCCCTGCGCTCCCGCCCCAAGCGTAGGCACTGCGATCGGATCGGTGGCTGGTGCCTTGATCGGCGCTCAAGTCGGCCGCGGTTCTGGCCGCGATGCCGCCGCTGCGGTGGGCGCCGCAACCGGTGCCGTGGTAGGCACCAATCTCGGCGGCGCGGCGCGTTGCTAGTGTCTTTGGAGGGATTTGTATGCAAGCTAACGATGGATGCCTAGTGGGACGCTTGCGCGATCCAACCTTGGATGCCGCTCTGCTATCTGCCGCCTACAAGGGCAATCTGGATGAATTATCGCATATGCTCCAGGCAGGAGCCGACCCCGACACACGGGGCGCCTCTGGTGTGACGCCTTTGATCGCATGCGCCTACAGATCGAACCTGACGCGAGACACCGGTGGGCACATGCGGTGCGCCCAAGCGCTCTTGAAGGCAGGCGCCAAGGTGGACGTCACCTGTGACCTTGGGTACACGGCCTTGTTTTATGCGGCACGCATCAGTCGGAGCGACATGTGTGCGATGCTTATCAAGAACGGGGCGGACATTCGACATCGTAACCCGCATGGCGCATCCATCCTTCATTTGGCAGCGCGCGACACCTCCAAGGATGTCTATGCGCAATTGATTGCTTGGGGCGCAGATGTCAATGCGGTAGCCAATGCGGAAACCGCATCCGGCGAGAGTGTTATTTGCAGCGTCTGTCGCATAGGCGACCTGCCCAAGGCGAGGTTGCTAATAGAGGCCGGCGCCCATCTTGACGCGCCGTTTCCGGGGGCCAAGAGCGCGTTGGCGCTCGCTATTCGCAGCGGCGATCCTGATTTGCTCCGACTCATCTTGGATCAAAAACCCGACCTGGAGTCGGCTGATCGCAGCGGATACACGCCGCTGATGCACGCGGCCGAGATGGGCTACGAGCACGTCGCCATGCTCTTGGAATCAGGCACATCGCCGCATGGGCCATCTGGAGAGATGGCTGCGGTCATCGCAGGCAACCGAAGGTTTGCGTCCGCCGTAAATGCGATTCGCATCGCTCGGGCGCAAGATTCTGCGCAGGATTCTTTTCAGGAACCCGCAACCGAGGATCTCGGCTTGGTGATGCGGAGCAATCCGTGAGTATTGTTACCGCTACAGAAAGAGTACAAATGGCTCAAAGAAACCTCCTTCGGGTGAAGGGCTTGGTGGCAATGGCTCCATTCGTTCTCCTGGCGTCCTTGTCTGTGATGGCTGCTCCGGCTCAGGGCCAGACTCAAGGGCCGGGGTCGACCCGCCAGGCTCAGCAAACCCAGCAGGCAGCGACGCCACAGCAAGCCCAAGCGGAGGAGGTGGGTTTTGCCTTGGCTCATGCTGCCGAGGTCATGACCATTCTTCAGCAGTGCGGACTGGATCGATCGCTGGTGCAGCGAGCGGATCATCTGGTCCGCGACTACGCTGCGCGCTTGCAGCCAGCAGACCGATCACGAGCCATTGATCAGGGTGCGCGCACGGCTGGGGCGATGCTTGGTGGAGGCTCCCCTCAGACAAAAAGATTCTTTTGTGCGGAGGCTCAGCGGATGGGGGGTGAGTGGGTTTCCAATTTGGAAGCGATGCGGCAGAATTTCTAGCACGGTTTCCGACGAAATTTGTTTGCGCCGGGTTTGATGCTTTACTTGAATCCGCTTTCTAGTTGGGCGGAATTCGGCTATAATTCATCTCCAATTCTGGTTAAAGCCCCTACTATTCGAGATGATGACATACGCAGTGACCTTGCATAGGAATATGCGCGCCCACACAAACTTCCGCAACTCTGCCGCCGCAGCGATGGCACCAGCGGCAACTATTCAAAAGCACGCCATTTCGTGCGCGACATGTGACAACTTTGATGTGTTTTCTGATCGCTGCTGCTACAATGGAAAAGTGAAATCCTTTTCTGTGTGCGACATCTGGTCGGTCAAAGGCTGACAGACGCGCAGACGCTGCCAGCGCATCACCGAGCCCGCCTAATGAAGCCCAAGAAACCCAAGGAGCGTTCTGAAGAGTCAACCACCCCACCCTAAAGGATGGGGCTTGAAGCCGAAAGGCGCCAAGCCAGGTTGACCAGGGAAAGCGGTACCCAGTCCGCTACGTTGACAACGGTCGTTCAGGCGCACCAGCAAATGCTTCCTCAGTTTGCTGCTCTGCAAGGTTTTGATCATGCTGGGCAAAGGTAAAGGCCCGAAGGTTGAGACCGCAGCGCCGCAAGGCGCTGGAGCCGGTTGTGGACATTCCCGAGGGGAGCGGCCTCGCAAGAGACCCGTTACCAGGCCCGTAAGGGCTGACTGCTGGAAAGACAGCCTGCACTGCACAGTTTGCAGCGTGATTGAATGGATATGTTGTGGCAGTTTTTGTGTTGGATCGAAATGGCTTGGCGCTAATGCCGTGCAGCGAAAAACGGGCGCGACTGCTGCTTGCCCGTGGGCGCGCGCGTGTGCATCGCGTGCTGCCCTTTGCGATCCGGCTCGTGGATCGCAAGCAAAGCGACTGCGAATTGCAGCCGCTGCGCCTCAAGATTGACCCCGGCAGCAAGAGCACCGGCATGGCGTTGGTGCGCGAGGTTGAGCACGTTAGCGCAGCCACTGGAGAGGTTACACGAGAAGTTGCAGTGCTCAACCTGTTTGAGTTGGTGCATCGTGGTCGCCAGATCAGCGAGGCGCTGACAGCGAGACGCCAGATGCGCCGTGCCCGCAGGGGGCGCAAGACCCGTTATCGCGCTGCTCGCTTTCTCAATCGCACCAAGCCCAAAGGCTGGCTTGCGCCCAGCTTGCAGCATCGAGTTGATACAACGCTGGCATGGGTCAAGCGCCTACAGCGCTGGGCTCCCATCGGCGGAATCGCACAGGAGTTGGTGCGCTTTGATATGCAAAAGCTCGAAACCCCCGAGATTGCTGGGGTCGAATACCAGCAAGGCACGCTTGCGGGCTACGAGGTGCGCGAGTACCTGTTGGAGAAGTGGGGTCGCGCTTGCGCTTACTGTGGCGCCAAAGATGTGCCACTGCAAATCGAGCACATTCAGTCACGAGCGCGGGGCGGCAGCAACCGGGTGGGCAACCTCACGCTGGCTTGCCAGTGCTGCAACCAAGCCAAGGGGGCTAAGGCTGCTGAGGATTTCTTGTCCAAAAGGCCGGATGTGCTACGGCGAATTTTTGCTCAAGCCAAGCGCCCACTGAAGGACGCCGCAGCCGTCAATTCGACCCGTTGGGCGCTGTTTCAGGCGCTCAAGGATACCGGGCTGCCCGTGAGCACGGGTAGCGGTGGGCAAACGAAGTTCAACCGCACGCGCCTGCAAGTGCCCAAGACGCACGCGCTTGATGCCGCATGCGTTGGACACGTTGACGCGCTGCGCGACTGGCGCAAGCCAACGCTGAACATCAAATGCACTGGGCGCGGCAGCTACCAGCGCACGCGCCTGGACAAGTATGGCTTCCCAAGGGGCCACTTGACCAGAGCCAAGCGCATTCACGGGTTTCAAACCGGGGATCGGGTCCAGGCAGTGGTGGGCTCTGGCAAGAAGGCTGGCACCCATGTGGGGCGCGTGGCTGTGCGCTCCAGTGGCAGCTTCAACATCCAAGCCGGCAGCGGTTTGGTTCAAGGCATCTCGTATCGGCACTGCACGCTGGTTCAGCGCAGTGATGGGTACGGGTATTTCATTCAACCGATAGCACAAGAAAGGAATGCGGGAACAGGGCTTGCCAAGCAAGCCACGCTATCCCTCCCCGGCATGAATGCCGGGGTCTCTCGCGCAGACTGATGAACAACTGGGAAATTTCAGTTCGCTCCCCGCGCGTACAACTGCGGGTCTTCCGCACCATCGGCCGCACGACCGATGGGCGCAGGGTTCTGGCCGAACGCTTCACCGGGATCGACAGGGTGCTG